CCTGACCCTGCCAATCTTACTGGTTCTGTAAATCCTTCAGATCCTGAAACGGTTGAAGGGCCAAATACTGCTCTATCACCATATTGAACAAATTGAGATGGACAACTATTTACATCTGGGGTGGTATGTGATACCCCAAACTGGTGGGTATTTACAACAGCAGTTGAAACATCAAAGTCGTCTGCTGCTAATGAATATTTAATTACTTGACCGTATTCATATTTACGATTTACTAAATCAACTGCAACACCCATTTGAAATTTTGAACCATCAGCACTTGGCGTAGATTGGGTTCCTAAGCTTGGTGCTACATCATATTGTTTTCCATTTGCCATTTAATTATCCCTGATCCGAAATGTTACTTAAATCAATTTCTCTATTTTCAATAGCATCGTTGACACTTGTTAATAATAGGGATTGTAGTTCAGCCCCAAATTCATTTACACTTCCTTGTCCTATAAAGACTTGTTCCCCTTGTATTACCACCGTTGGATTTATTTCAACTGATAAGTTTTGAGCTTTAATAGATCCACCAAATCTTTGTTGATTAGCAGAACCAGATTGATTGTCACCTTCACCTCTTATTTCAGCTTCTCTTCTTTCAAATCTTTGTTGAGCATCCATGTAATCCCTATCAGCTTCTCGGGTTATTCTATTAGCATAACTATTAATCAATGCGTTAGCTGCAACCCCTGCTGCAAGTAAACCAAGTGCTTGACCAATTTTTCCTCTTTCAGCGGCCTGTCTAGCTGCATAAACCATAATTTGTCTTCCAACATCCCTAATCAATCCAGCAAGTGCAAGTTTTTCTTGTTTTGATTTTTCTGCTGCAGTTACTTTTGCATTCTCAAGAGCTAGTGCATCAGCTTGTTTCTGATTTAGTACTCCTTCAAAAACTTCTTTCTTTAACTGTCTATTATATTTCATATTAGCGGCTAATCTGTTATGTTCTAGATTTTGCATCTTCCCAATAAACCCACTAAAGAATTCAGCATACTTAGTCATTCTTGCTATTTGCTCTTGCATACGTTCTGCTGTTTGGTCTTCTTCAAATACTTTAGCTTGGATGTCTTGAAGCTCTCCTAATACTACAACTTCTTTTCTTGTTGCTTTTACTTTTGCTTCAGCAGCCTTAATTCTTAAATCTTGAGCATGTAGTTCTTTTGGAGTATATAGATTGCTCTTAACCATTTCATCATATCTAAATTGTTCTGCTGCTGCTTGCCTGTCAGCAATCGTAAACTGGTCTTTAGCTTTTGCCATTGCTTCATCTTGTTTTAGGTTAAATTCTTCTTGAGCTTTAGACTGTTTTCTTAATAATGCATCTGAATTTTGTAATGGATTTAAGAACTCTTTTACAGCCCCGCCTAATGATTGAGTATTATTTCTATACTTGCTTTGAACATCTGCTAAGTTTCTTTGTAATATAAGATTTCTTTCTAGAGCGCCTATTGTTCCCTTTTCAGCATTTCCATATTTTAATACTTCATTCGTAATATTTTTATATTCTAATCCTAACTGTCTTAGGTCTTCTCTATAACGAATTGCTGCAATTTGCATAAACTCTTGTTGAGCAGTTTGGCTTTCCATTGTGCTAGTAGCATCTGCTGCTGCCTTATTTACATCATTAGTCAGCTCTTTAGTTTTTTCTAAACCATCAGCATATACTTTATAAGAATCAGCCGATTCGTCTATCTTATCTACCTGTGTTTTAATTGAGGCTGTAGTATTCTTAATAAATTCTTCAAATTTTTCTTGTCCAGGTACGTTAGAATAGCTACCCTGTAAACTATCAAATTTAGTTTTCTGATTTACTAATTCTGTTCTGTAGTCTGAAAGGATATCATTGCGTTGTTCATGTGTAAGATTTGTATTCTTTAATGCCTCATTATATTTTTTCTCAACTTGTTCTAAATCAAAAGCTTGTTTGAATACTCCTATATCAAATCCTGGCAGAGATGAAGCTGTAACTCCCGTTCCTGTAACAGCTGATGAAGTAGCAGCATAGCTTTTACCGGCTTCTAAGTCTGCAATTCTTAACCTTTCTAGGGCAGCTTGCCTTTCAGTTTCAATTCTTTCGCTTTCAAATTTTCTCAATTCAGTAAATTTTTGTTGGACTCTTTCAATCTCAGTAGCATCCATATCAACCATTTTCTTTTGGTACTGATCTTGAATTTTTTCCATGTTATTCAAGTTATTTTGAATAAGTGATAATTTTTGAAATTCTAACTCTTCCGCAGCCATAAGTGAAGCTTGTGCAAAATCTTTCTCGGCTTGTAATAGCCTTTCATTGCTTTGGTCAACTGCTTGCTCTTTTGTTTTAAGGAAAGCAGTTTGTTGTTTTAATAAGTCTTCATATTTTTTCTGTGCAGCTAAGAAATCAGCAATGTTAGCCCTGTCTGTAATAATTTTTTCTTGTTCAGCAAGTCTTGCTGCTCCGTTTGCAATGTTAGCTTCATGTTCTGCGTTAAGGGTTTCAATTTTTTTCTGGAACTCAACTAGCTTAGCAGTACGTTCATCATATTCTTTTTGAAGCTTATCTAACCTAACTTGAATTGCAGCTTGTTCCTTTAAGGTAATCTTGTTTGTCATTTCTGCTCTTGTTGAAACAATCTTTTCTTGAGTTTGCTTAACTAATGCTAGCTGACTATTAAGTTCTGTTTTATTAAAGAATTGGTCATTATACTGGTCTGCAGTCTTATTAGTAGCAACCATTGCTCTATCTAAACCTTCGATTTGTTTTTGAAATGCTTCTAATGCTGCAGTGCTTCTGGCAGCATTCTTTCCAACCTGTGATGATCTTTCTCCAAATTCTGTAAATTTACGGAAAAGAGCTGATATTCCTTCAAAGGCAAGAAAAATTAAAAGCATTGGACCGAAAGATCTAACCATAGATTTAATTGCAACCCCTACAGAAGCAAATGCAGCTACCGAAACTGCTCTAAATGTACTGACTTCGCCT